CGATGCTCTCGATGGCGTATTCGGGGATCACCTGATCGGCGGTCTCCAGGCCACGGTCCTGGATCAGCCAGTCGCGCAGGCGGCGGAACAGGCCGCGCACGGTCCAGCCGTCTGCGGGCGCGGCGAATTCGATCACCAGGTCGTCGGCCTCGGCGGCGAAGGCCACCGGCTTCAAGCCGGGCACAGCCGGGGCGGCGGCACCCAGAAAGCCGAGGTGCTTCAGGTAGTAGGCGCCCGGGGCGGGGTTGTTCGGGTGCTGCGGCGTGTACCAGGCGGCGGATACCTTCTTGTACCTGCCCTCGCGCACCATCTCGGCGAACTGCGCCTCGACCTGGTCGGGCTCGGCGTACAGCTCGCCGGCGTCGGCGGCGATGGCCTTGACCCAGCCATAGGCCGGGGCATCGATGGCCGGGTGGCCGACGACGATGGGCGCCTGGTACTTGGCGGGGTCGTAGGCGGCGGCGGCGGCGGCCAGGTCGGCCTCGGAGAACTCAATCTCCTGGCCGCTCATGGCGGTATGCCGGCCGGGCCGGAAGAAGTGGATGCGGGGGAGCGATGCGGTAGCCATGCCCGCATCGTCAAGGCTGGCGGGCCGGTGGTCTTGTAATTCGGCTTAAAATACGGCTTGATCGGGCCGGGGGCGAAACGGGGTGGCCGAATTTTCGATCTGAGCCGTTTTGCGGCTCGGGTGGCTACCACCATATAGGGCGACAGCAGATCGTTCAACCTGCGCGAATTTAACGCGGGTTTGACGCTATGTCCGGGGCGCGATGTCTCCCGCCAGACGGGTCAAACGTCGGCCAGGTAGTCGGCGAGCAGGTCCAGCAGGTCGGCGCGGTCCTGCTCGGACAGGCCGAGGAAGGGGCGCGCCGGGATGTCGCCCCAGGGGGCGCGGCCGAAGGCCTTGGCGCGCGCGCCGAACTGCTGCACGGCGGCGTAGATCATCGGGCTGCCGACTTCCACCCCGTCGCCGGTGAGGCGGTAATAGATTTGCGTGGACAGGCTGCGCGTCTCGCCGATCAGCGGCTTCTTGCTGGCCGAGCGGGCGGCGCCCTTGCTGCTCAGTGCGCCCTTCTTGGTATAGCTGCCCTTGTAGCGGCCGAGGTACTGCAGGATGGTGACCTGGCTGTTCTGCGCCCAGCGGCGGCCGTCCGGGCCGGTGGAGGCGCCAAAGCGGCGCTTGGTGGACTCGGCCAGCAGCTCGCCGATGTCGGCCAGGGCCGGCTTGAGATCGGCGGCGCGGGCGCGCAGCTGCTCCAGGGCGGCGAGGACGCCGGCGTCGTCGATGTCGATGCGGATGGCGTCGGTCATGGCGCATCCTCCGATACGGCGTCCGCCTCCATGGCGGCCTCAATGCGGGCGATGGTCTCGGCGTCGAGCATGATATGGGCGTGCATAGCAAACCACACCGCGCCGCTCATAGCGTGCGGATGGGCGCCGCCGGTGTACTTGCGCACCGCCTGGCCGCCTGACAGGTAGGCCATGCGCGCAGCCCGGCCGCCGGTGATGCCGTGGCGGGCCAAGAATGCGCGGATGGCGGCGGGGCCGGGGGTTTTCACGGCCGGCCCAGGCGGATGACGGTTTGATGATCGGTGCCGATCCAGACTGGCTCATGCGGCGCGAAATCGCGAGCCGCGCGAATGCCATTGGCCAACAGGCTGCGATCGCGCATCTGCCAGGCGTTGACCCGCACCGGCGGCGCCAAGTGCATGGGCTTGGCGTACCAGGTGATCCAGCCATGCCGGGCAGCGGCATGCGCCCATCTGCGCACATCCACCGCGCTCTCGACCGGCTGCTCGCCGGTGAGCATGTAGGCTGCGCCTAGGGCGGCGGTGATGCCGTGCATGGGGGCCATAGGATCGGCCTCCGGCGGCAGCGGCGCGCGCTCGGTGCGCAGCACGTCCCAAGCGCCAAGTTGCCAGGCAACGGTCAGGAAGGCTGCATCGGCCGCCTCCGCGTCCAGGCCGGGCAGCGTCCAGATGGCCGGCTCCGGTTGCAACCAGGCGGCGCTGATTTCGGCCACTTCGGCCGGCACTGCGGACCAGGTGATGCGGGCAACGGCCGGACAATCGGCCTGGCCGTCGATGATGGCGGCCAGGCCGATGCCGGACAGGCGGCCGCGCGTCTGCGCGGCCAGGGTGAGGATGGTGTCGATGAGCGTCATGACCATCTCACATCCGGCCCACGATGATGGGCTTGTTGCTGTCGTGCAGCGCCTTGACCATCAGCAGCCTGCGGCGCGCGTCGTCGGTGGCGGGGATAGTTTTGACTACCTTACCGTCCTTGATTTGCTCAATAGTTTCGCCCATATAACGAGCAATACCGGCATCTCCAGGCATGGTGATCTCATCTCCCACCACCAAGCCACGCTCAAGGCTGGCGCGGGCAAGATTGGTATCGATCCGATCACTGATGCGAGCGGATTTAACGATCTGTTCCAGCGTTTCGTCAATGTTGCTGATTTTGTATGTCATCTTCGGCTCCTTGCCGGTTGCTGGGGCCTGCGAGCTTGCCGCCCCGTGTGATTCCATCTTAGCGCCATTGGAGCTATTGTCAAGCTCTTTTTTAAGATTTTTTGCGAGGGGCGCCGGCAGGCTCGGCAGCTTGGCCTCGATCTGCCGCACCAGGTCCGACGTGGCCCCCGGCATGTAATCCCACCCCTCGTCGATCCCCTCCGGCCGGTCGGTGCCGGGCACCAGGCCGTCGTCCGGCCCTTCGGGCGCCATGCGGCCACCCAGGCGGCGGGCGGCGCGGGCGTCGCGCACGCCGACGACGCGGCACTGGCAGCCCCAGCCGTTGGGCGGGTAGTGGGTGCGCCACCAGGGGTCTCCTGCGGGCAGCACCAGGCCATCCCAGGACACATGCAGCGGGCGCGGGTGCAGCACCGAATCGCTGTGCTTGTACAGCCAGTACGGGAAGCCGCCGGCGCGGAGCTGGGCCAGGCGGCCGGCGCTGTAGCTGGTGGCCAAGTTGGTCTGGTAGATGACGCGGGTGCGCCAATCGTGCTCGCCGCGATAGGCCCAGCCGTGCCGCTCGACGATGGCGTCGAACTGGTTGCGGAACCAGCCGATCGATTGCCCGTCGGCGATGGCGCCTTCCACCGCACCGGCCAGGTCGGCGAGCAGGTCGGCTTTCATGGCGCCGGCGACCATGAAGGCGCGATCGTGCTGATCTTTCCAGACGTCGCGCCAGGTCCGGGTGGGCACCAGGTTGCCGAGCTTGGCGCGAAAAAACGCCACCTGCTCGTCAAACGGCGCCTTCAGGATGCCGGCCAGGGCAGGCATGGGCGATCAGTCCGCGCCGGACTGCGCGCGGCCTTCCCGGTCAACGTCGTAGCGGCCGGCCAGGTCGGCGGCGGCGTAGGCCATCTGCATCACGGCGGTGAGCCGGGTGGTGTCGAGGTCGCCATAGGCGGCCAGCAGGCGGTCGCGCAGCGCCTCCAGGCTGTCGGCCTCGTCCACCAGGCGGCGCACGGTGGCGAGCATGGCCTCCAGGGCCGGCGCGGCCTCGTCGGCCAGTCGCGCGGATTGCCGGTCGACGGCGGTCGGGTCTTGCCCGGCGGCGAAGGCGGGCGCCACCGGCGGCTCAGGCGGCTGCGCCACGCCGGGCACGGCGTCCGGGGCGGGCGGCGCGGCGGGCGCGATGGGCTCGTAGCCCTCGCCGTAGACTTCGGTGACGCGCTCCAGGCTGGGGCGGTAGCCCACCTGGCTTAGGCGCAGGTCGCGCTCGGCCAGGGCGTCCTGGTCGTCTGGGTCGTCCAGCACGCGCCACACCTGGGGCGGCTGCGCGCCGGGGAAGTTGAGCTCGGTGAGCCAGCGCGCCACGGAGTTGTTGAAGCTCATGCAAAGCAGGTCGGCGTCGGCGCGCACGATGTCGAGGCGCACGTCGTTCTGAGTCTCGTCGTTGCCGAGCTTGCCCGGGGTGCCCTGGGTGCTGGCGGTCTGGCCGATGGTGATGACCAGGATGGCGGCGTTCATGATCGACGTAAAGGCGCCGTGTTCGACGCTGCCGCCGTGCTGGGCCTCCAGTAGCTCGGCGCTCACTCCCTCCGGGAAGATGATCGCGGCGTCGCGCTGGATCGCCTGCAGCGCGGCCAGCAGCTTGGCCTGATCCTCAACGCTGGTGCCGGGCGGGAACTTGCCCACCGCCGTCGGCGTGCCGAACTTCTCCAGGAAGCTGGCCCAGAAGCGGATGCCGTTGCGCTTCAGCCACACAGGCCAATACAGCCAGTGCGCCAGGCCAAGGCCGTAGGGCGCGTCGTCGTGGTCGGCGCCGGTGGCAAACTGCCAGAACTTGCGATCCGGCAGCAGCTCGCCGCTGGGCTGCGCCATCGTCTTCAGGCGCAAGCGCCCGGCGCCGTCGTAGCCGAA